GGTTGGAACAATAATCCCAAGATCCTCGAAGATGTTTTTGAGGCACTCATCGGTGCCATCTACATGGACATTGGTTTGATTCACGCTAAAGAGTTTATCCTTCGCATCTATCAAGACCCGGATATGATTGATATGAACTCCATCATGGTGGATGACAATTTCAAAGACCACCTCATGCGCCATTGTCAAGTTAACAACTGGCCGCTCCCAGAATATCGGGTTGCCGCGCACCATGAAGGTCTCTTCTACATAGACATCTATATACAAAACCTATTTAGATCTAGGGGCGTTGCCAAAAGTAAGAAACAAGCTGAACAAAATGCGGCCCAGATGTACTTTCAGGTGTTGGAAGAACTTAAAAGTTACAATGTTAATTAATACAACATGCACCCCAATGTCAAGGCTCTAATTGAAAGGGAATATGCTGCTCAGAAGTCTGAAGAGTGGCTGGCTCTCCGCGGTAATATGCTTACCGCTTCGGATGCTGCCACGGCTATTGGAAAGAATAAGTACGAAACACCTGATGGTCTTCTCCTCAAGAAGTGTGGCCTCGGTGAAAAGTTTACTGGAAATGCGGCAACGAGACACGGTGAGAAATATGAGGATGAGGCTCGCATTCTTTATGAAGAGCGCCACGGAGAAGTGGTACATGAAATTGGCCTCTGTCCTCACCCGGTGGAGAAATGGCTAGGTGGAAGTCCTGATGGTGTATCAGAGTCAGGAAAACTTGTAGAAATCAAATGTCCACCACAGAGAGCGATCATACCTGGGGAAGTACCTGAGCATTATATGCCTCAGCTTCAGCTCTGTATGGAGATTTTAGACTTAGAAGAAGCAGATTTCATTCAATATAAGCCCGCCGAGACCAATTGGCCTCGCCCCGAAGAATTTGATGTCGTAAATGTTAAGCGAGATCGTGAATGGTGGAAAACATATCTCCCCGTAATGCGGGAGTTTTGGGACAAAGTCCTTTACTTTCGAGAACACCTTGATGAACTTCCACCACCTAAGTTGAAGAAGACTCGTAAGAAAAAGGAACCTGAACCAGTTATCTGCCAGATTGAACCTCTCCCAGAAGAAGATCCATATGACGACTATTGAAGAACAGTATACACTCGCAAAGGATACCCTCAATGGGCGTCTTTTTGCACCCTACCAGCGTGAAGGTGTTCTTTGGATGCTAACGATGGAAGGACAGAAGTCAGGACCCAAGGGTGGGTTCCTCTGTGACGAAATGGGTCTGGGTAAGACCGTACAGCTTGTTTCCACGATGCTTGGAAACCCAAAGCCTCGTACACTCATCATCGTACCCAAATCTATTATCACTCAGTGGGTCGAAGAGATTCATCGCTTCGCCCCCAATCTGACTGTCAGTGTTTTTGACGGTCCAGAACGGAAAATTGATCGTAACGTCGATGTGACCATTGCTCCGTACACCCTCCTCACTGTCAAGGGTGGTGGACCTGACACGAAGACACCTCTCCATATGGTACAGTGGGACAGGGTCATCTTGGATGAAGCCCACGAGATTCGAAACAAGAAGTCCAAGTTGTTCAAGAGTGTGTGTCGCCTTCAGACCCAAATCAAGTGGATTGTGACTGGTACCCCAGTCTTCAATTCCATGGAGGACTTCGTGTCTCTCTCAACCTTTTTGGGTCTCTCCAAAGTTGTCGTACAGGGCATGACCAACAAGATCAAAGACATCTACATCCTCCGCCGCACCAAAGAGGACCTTGCGAAGATCAATGAGCGTCTTCGTCTCCCTCCTTGTCACTTTGAGAATGTGGAACTGGAGATGTTTCCGGATGAGAAGCAGCTCTACGAGATTGTGTTCCTCGAGGCACAAGATACTATCCGAGATGCATTCAGACATGCTCAAAGTATGAACGCTAAAAATATGGTAATCTTGGAATGCCTCCTCCGCGCGCGTCAAGCTATGATTTGGCCTCAGATGTACCTGGACGGTGTCGCGAAGCAGAATGAAACTCAGGCAGAACAATGGGTGGGTCGCTCCAACAAGATGGAGACCCTTTTCCGTATGATTGATGGTCACCCGGACGAAAAGAGCCTCATCTTCTGTCAGTTCAGAGGTGAGATGAACCACATTCATAAGAATCTCACGAGACCCGTCTACCGAATCGATGGTTCTGTACCCAAGGAGGAGCGTGTCAGACAGATTGAAGGTTTCAAAAAGGCTGCACCCGGTGCCGTCTTCATCATCCAAATCAAAAGTGGTGGTCAGGGTCTAAACCTCCAGGAAGCGACTCGTGTATATATTACAGCACCCTCGTGGAACCCTGCGACAGAACTCCAAGCCATTGGTAGGGCGCACCGAACAGGTCAAACCCAATCTGTATATGTTAAAAAGTTGGTGTACAAGGAATGTTCCCGTTTTGTGAGTGTTGAGGAGGAGATGATGGCTCTTCAAGGTCACAAGTCGATCGTGTGTTCGAAGGTACTCAACGATGAGCGAATTGAAAAACAAATCCCTGTGAACAGGACGAGTGACAAGATTTCAATCTTGGACATCAAGAAAATTTTCAAAGCGTAATATAAAAGATGATTGGTTCCCGCGCTGAAGTTTTCCATGGCACTGCTGACAAGACCTCGGGTGGTCTCGAGAAGAAGGATCTCCTTATGAAGGATGGTCGCATTGTTTCCAAGGCGGCGAGCAAGGCGGCGAAGAAGTCCCTGAAGAAGAACCCCAAGTTCCAGGCGTTCATTGACCTCGCGAAGGAGAAGTCTGAGGCGAAGGGCACTTTCTGCCTTGTCCCCTCGAAGAAGACTAAGACCTACAAAAAAATAATCAAGGATAATAAGTAAGGATGACTCTCACAGATTGGTCAGAATCCGTAAAAGTGGCTAAGATTAAATTAGGTATGGACCCTAAGAAGTTTACCAGGGTAGATGGTAAGCTTCTGAAGGAGGCTCAGGCTGTTTATAGTATTTTACTTTTGAATAAATCTAGATCTTAAATTGGAACCCCTTGAGGTTCTGTGGCTCATAAACGATAAGTTGACTGAGCTTCCAAGTACACCCAAACTTCCTGTTCAAGAAATACACACTGTTAAGTTCCACCATAGCATGTCCCGAATTTCTTGCATAGAGACCATTGGTCACTTCATCTTTCATAGGGTTTTTGTCGGCGTTAAACACATTCGCCTTGATATTGTCATCCATATCCGTATCAACCTTGACACGAAACTTTGGTTCGCGATCAGGTGATTCTTTGACATTCGAGTTGAACATTGGCTTGAGTTCTTCCTTGGTCATCTGACTTCCAAAGATTGTTTCACTTTGGTTGACAACTGCATCGATAATCATATCTTCCAACGTCTTGAGTGAGTCATAAAACTTTTTCATATAGCTGTCTTCCTCATCATACCCCTTGATTGCGAAATCAATGTTGTACTTGGTTGGACCGACTTCGGGGGTGAAACCCGAGACACCGAAGGGCATGTACATCCGAGGGAATTGAACACGCAATGGTGTTCCCTGTTTTGTAGAGATGACAATTTTACGATTGTTAAATTGGTTGATTTGAATATTTTCGATTGCCTTGTCCATGACTTCTGGATACATATCCTATTAAAACTTTAAGCCGAACACGCCACACAATCTGGTTCAAGACTGAATTGGATTGGTCGAGCCTTTGCCTTGGATCTCAGGTAGTACATCCCCGTTTTTAGACCTGACTTCCACGCGTACATATGCATCGAGGAGAGCTTGGACATTGTGGGACTCTCCATGAAGAGGTTCATAGATTGAGACTGATCGATGAAACGACCACGATCCGCAGCCATATCAATGATACACTTCTGACTGATCTCCCACACAGTTCTATACAGCTTCTTGATGTCATCTGGAATATCCACAATGTTTTGGATAGATCCCCCAGCCTTGACCATCAGGTCTTTCATCTCCTTCGACCACAGACCCGCTTTCTTCAAGTCATTTACGAGATGTTTGTTCACCACCACAAATTCACCCGCGAGAGTGCGTCGGAGGTAGATGTTTGTTGTGTACGGTTCAAAGCATTCATTGTTGCCTAGGATTTGGGCAGTAGAAGCGGTGGGCATTGGTGCCATAAGAAGACTGTTCCTAAGTCCCTTTGACTTCACGCGTTCCCTCATGGCGTCCCAGTCGTAGCGGTCACTAAACTTGGTGTCACCTTCCCACATATCAGGTTGGAGAATACCTTGGGATGCAGGGGATCCCTGGAAAGACTCGTAAGAACCCTCAATCTCAGCCAGTTCTGAGCTTGCTTCAAGGGCTGCGTGGTACATAGTCTCAAAAATGTGCGCATTCATAAGACGCGACTCTTCGCAGTCGAAGGGGAGGCCACAAAGGATGAATACGTCTGCAAGTCCTTGTACACCGAGACCGATTGGGCGATGCTTCATATTGGAGCGTCGGGCAGTCTCTACTGGGTAAAAGTTGCGATCGATGACACGATTAAGATTCTTCGTGACAACCTTCGTAGCTTTATGGAGAGCATCGTAATCAAAGGACTTTGTCTCTGTGTTCACATACTTGGGAAGAGCGATGGAAGCTAGGTTGCAAACACTCGTCTCATCCTTGTCGGTGTACTCGATGATTTCCGTACACAAATTGGAACTCTTGATGACACCCAAGTTCTTCTGGTTCGACTTTGAGTTACAGGCATCCTTGTAGAGCATGTATGGTGTACCAGTCTCAGATTGAGACTTGAGAATAGATTTCCACAGCTCTGCTGCGGGAATGGTCGAGTTAGCTCGACCATCTTCTTCATACTTTAGGTACAATTCTTCAAACTCCTTCCCATAGACATCAGAGAGACCTGGGGCTTTGTCGGGGCAGAAGAGAGACCAGTTCCCACCTTCTTCAACCCTCTTCATGAAGAGATCTGGGATCCAAAGAGCCGAGAAGAGATCACGACAACGAGCTTCTTCGTCACCTTGGTTGAGACGAAGTTCGAGGAAATCCATAATATCAGCGTGCCAGGGTTCGATGTATACAGCGATGGACCCCTTGCGACGACCAGCTTGGTTTACATAACGAGCTGTCGCGTTGAAGACGCGAAGCATTGGGATAATACCATCGGATTGACCATTTGTACCCCGAATCCGAGACTTATTCGCACGAATATCGTGGATGTGCATCCCAATACCACCTGCCCATTTACTGATTTGAGCACATTCCGTGAGGGTTCCGTAGATGCCATCAATGGAATCACCTTTGTTGGCGATCAGGAAGCAACTCGACATTTGGGGTCGGGGTGTACCCGAGTTGAATAGGGTTGGTGTGGCGTGGATGAAGAGGCCTCTGGACATCATGTCATATGTCTCGATAACCGAATTGATATCATTGCCGTGAATTCCAATGGCGACACGCATGAACATGTACTGGGGAGTTTCAACCAGTTTACCATCAACCCTCTGGAGATAACTCTTTTCGAGTGTCTTGAGACCAAAGTATCCAAACTCGAAGTCTCTATCGGTATCGATGACACTCTTCACCTGCTGAGCGACTTCGACAATCTGATCAGTGACGACACCAGCCTTATGAAGCTTTCGCATCGCGAGATGGAAGTTGTTGGGACACACTTTGTGGATGTTACTGGCTACAATGCGAGTCGCGAGGGTTTCATAATCTGGGTCGGAAGTGATCATACCAATACAAATCTCAGCAGAGAGTGTATCAATTTCCTGTGTTGTGATATTATCATATAGCGAGGAGAATACCTGTTGCGCAACCTTGGTAGAATCACATTTTTCAGAGAGTCCATACGTTAAGTTCTTGATCCTATTGGTGACATTATCAAATTTCATATCCTCAATACGACCTGAGCGTTTAATGACCCTCATATATCTAAGGTTCTAATTTTATTTTTAACTTACTTCTTGCACTCAAGATCCTTGCTCCTCACAGGGACAGTTCCGAAAGTTTCGAACTTGCGGTTAGGTTGGAGAAGGTAGGTGTTCACGAAGAATGGACCCTGTTCACCAGCCTTGGCTACTGGGGCGTAGGAACCCACGAAGCAGGCTGGGGGTTTGCATGGAATTTCCTCAACATTAGATGGCTTGTTGGCATACGCCTCATCGAAGTCGGCGATGTTCAACATTTACTATTTACACACAATTTTTTTCCGAGGATATATTAAATGTGTGATAACCTCCACCTTGATTCTCTCCAGCAGTGTGAAACTCCACTGAACACTTTGTTTTTTTCGGATTTCAACAAGAATCTTATTCAGCGTGGGGTTCGTCAGACTTTTAAGAACAAGAGTGGTATCGCCATAGATTACCAGAACCCAGATGACATGTATGCGATCATGCGTGCGGTCTTCATCAACAATGCCGGTGATCACTACACCAAGATCAACGAGCAAGTGAAATACATGAACACCAAAGTCATCGAGACATCGTTGTCTCAAATCCAAACGGGTGTATCCCAATACATCGCGTATGCGAATGATATTGACACGACTCGTACACTGCTAGACCAACCCATCAACACCAGTACTGTCGGCAAAAAGATTGACTTCAATGACAAAATCGGAATCAATTAAAGATTGGAATCCATCCTAATATAAGTAATGAGTTTGAACTACTATAAACATGAAACGGAAAAGGTGTGTAAATCTAAGGGTTGGGACAGAGCGGCTGTAGACACAGTATGGCTTCTCCTGACGGAAGAGTTTGGAGAACTTGCATCTGCCATCCGACAGTATAAGAAGACGTTCAAAAAAATGAACCTCAAGAAAGAGAGGGGTACAGATGTGATGATGGAAATGGGTGACGTATTTAGTTACCTCTTTCAACTAGCCCATATGCTAAACGTCGATCTAGATAAGATGTGGGAAGAACATCGGTACAAGATGCGAGAGAAAAAATATAATCTGAAGTAGTAGTAACAACGATGAGTGAACATATGCTCGACGATGAGTATGCCATCGATGATGTCAATCCATTTGTCCAACACGATTTCTCCCTTCCAGGTGGCGTTCGACAGACGGGTAATTTTAGTGATTTTCAGGAAGTAAACAAGGGGACTGGACTTCCAGCCGATAGGAAGAGTGTATTTTGTGAGACCAACGCTTGCAAGGATGAGACTGAACCTTGTATTATCCTGAAGAGTGTTCATCCTCAACGCAACATCGACACAGGCTTCACTTGCAAAGAGAAGAAACGTCTCAAGGTTGGTGTCTCCAATAAGTCTAAAATGTCTTACATTGGGCTCTTTTTGGTCATCTTCTTGGTCATGCTAGCTGTAATACACATAAGATATTGAAGAAATGTGTGAGACGTGAAGTGTTCGTACACTCCTGAATAACACCAGGTAGCGTTTTCTTGCAAAACTTCTTAATAAACTCCATTTGCCAAGCACTCTCCATATTTACACGGGGTGGTTGGAATGTTGGATCAAGAATTTTAACGGTGTGTGCGAGGCGTACATATGTGCGATCATCTTGGTCGTAGATGAGTACATTTTCGAGTGCAAGCTCCGCGAGACGCTGCTGAACTTCAGTGGTACTTGTCACCATCGTTTCGAGAAACTTATCATAACGAATGTCCCTCTGTTCACTCTGAATTTGTGTCCAGTCGCCAAGGGGTTCCGCGTTGATGTAGTCTGTGAATGATTTGTACCCCTTAGTCTTTGTGTACTTGTCATAATAGATTTCTATGTAAGCCAGATCAGACTCAACGTCATGAACTGCTTTAGCAGATTTCAAAAATGAAGACATGTATTTAAAGAACGAATAATTTCTTTAAACACCTAAGTGAACCATCCGTTTTCTGAAAAGTATGTCCAAAAATGTATTCGACTATCGCAAATAATAGTTTTTCATATCTCCTCACCCTAGATGAGATGCGAAAAAACTTACCTGATGAGACCCGTCCTTCGTGGGTCAAGATTACCACAATCACAATGGTGTCAAGCTTTATTCAGACGATTGATATTAAAAGACTTCGCGAAACATTCGAACGAGTTGGGTCGTATCGTCTCAAGCGTAGTGGAACCAGTACAGACGGTTTTGAATGGAAATTGAAGCCTACAACCTTCTATAATCAGGTAACACTCACCTATCATGACAGTTATAGTACCAAATCGGTCAAAGTGTTTCCAAATGGAAGTATCCAAGTCGCAGGGTGTTGCGATCTCTTTGACTGTAAGCGTATCATCACACAACTCATTTACATCTTCAAGGTGTTTTTGGGGCTCGATATCAATCTATCAACCGACGCTTTCCGTGTGGTGATGATCAACTCCAACTTCAGCCTCAACTATAACATCAACCTTATGAAAGTGGCTGACTGGTTTGAGGAGTACCAAGACATCTTTAAAGTTTCCTTCGAACCCGATCGATATTCGGCAGTCAAGATCAAGTTCAAACCCGCACAGGATATGAAGGAGATTACTTGTAGTATCTTCAGCACAGGTAAGATTATCATTACAGGAGCTGAGACTCTGAAGGAGATTGCCTTTGCCTATAACATCATCAACCAGCACATAAATGAGAAACCAGATATTCGAGTGTCGAGAACTGAAGAGACTGATGTCTTTGACATCTTTTTAGGATACAAATGTGATCCAATGATTGAAAAACTCAGAGAGAAGGGTTTTCAATCTTGGATGCAGACGATCACCAATAGACAAATTAATTTCTGATGTAATATTAACAAAATGTCTCAGCGACTTGGTATGGCCGACGGTAGGTGTTTCACCATAAACTCTTCTGCCCAGCTTTTCAACAACTATGTGATGAAGCAAAACAACATCACTTTCGAGGACAACTACTCGTACCGTAAGTTGCTTCAAACCCAGGGTCCCAGTCTTCTCTCCAAGGTACAGGAAGAACAGGGTAAGGCGAACTGTAACAACTGTGACAAACCCCTTCTCAAGATCCCTGATATCTATTAGGTGAGCAAAATCACGAAAAAAACTTTAAACCCATACTCTAGAATGTCGACATGTGCCATATGTCTCAATGAAGTCAAAACGACGAGGACAAATCCTCCGATTCGTTGTGGACATGTGTTTCATTCCCACTGTCTAGAGAAATGGAAAGAACAGGGTAAAAATACATGCCCCACCTGTAGAAAGGTTTTTGACGCTTCACAGTTTAAAATTGTCGTCACGATTCAAAACAATTACACAGCGACTGCAAACTCTGTGTCCTTGAACGAAGATTCGATATTCGACGTACTAGATCTTTTCGACATTACCTTTGATGTCGAAAACCAACCCGACCTAGACAGTATTATTGCGGACCTTGGGGTGAGTCTTACCGACTTTGATCCCTCGGTTCTTGACACAGAATGAACTACAATAGGTTTCATAGTTCAACCCAGGATAGTTCCTAGAAGCCTTACGAGGATCCTTGATGGCGTTACCTTTTGCATCAGTCAGAAGTGGACCTGTCGCCCACCCACGCTT